CCCAAGAGCAGTACGGACACCTCCGTTTGCGGCTTGGTGATGTGCAAGAAATGCAAAAAAATACGGCGGAAGTTTGTCGCCATGATGAAACGCATAAAACGGAGCAAGTGACATGCGAATGACAGAAATGGTGCCTACAGCACCAATACAAACACAAAAATCAACGCGCCGCGATCGCGGTCGCGTATTAACATCAGGCGACGCAGGGAAAATTCTGCCGCTGAAATATATCCCAATGTTGCGCGAAGACGCGGTGCGCCGCGGAAAAGTACGCGTCAACATTGAAATGATGGAAACAGCAGAAATGCTGATGAACGGCATTCAAGTGAATGTGATGGCACATTTCGTGCCAATGTTAGCGTTAGACCGTTTTAACGGTTCAATGGAAGAATTAAACCGTTCCTATCAGGGTCAGCCCGGTATCGGCGGAAGTGTAGTACCGTTTTTTGAAAGTGGTAGAGTGTTCGATTTATCTAGTCCGATAAATACCGATTATTCAAATTATTATTCGGATTCGTCAATAGATACACAAATCGACACCAATTTTAATACACATCAATTTTATCAAACGATGGGTATTCATTACCAAGGGACGAACGGGATTAATATGACGCCCGTAGAAGCCTATAACGCGATCGTGAACCATCGTCGCAGAGCACGTTCTGCGTCGTTGCCTTTGCGCGATCAATGGGATCATCGTTTAGCGGAAGCCTTTTGGTCATTGGACAATAATCATATTGTACCAGATTTTGACCAAAAGCTTATCGATGGCGAAGTAAGTCTAACAGGGTTGACGTTTCAAGCACCATTAAAAGCACAGTATGCGTATGGTGCGGGTAATTTCAAAAATGCAGAACACCCGACAGATTCATTGGCAGCAACTACTCAATATTCTCCATATAGTTACAGCGAAACTATTGATAAGGGCGAAGACGGTTTGTGGTTGTTTAATGAAATGTTTGCAGAATTGACGCAAGGCGGCAATGCAACAATGTCGCTTGCAGATATAGAGCAAGCACGCAAAACCGCAGCGTTTGCAAAATTGCGTTCAATGTATGATGGCATCGAAGATGATTATATCATTGATTTGTTAATGGAAGGCATTCGCGTTCCAGAAGAAACAATGAAGCAACCAATTTTGTTATCACGACAGTCAACAATGATTGGTTACAATCAACGCTATGCAACAGATGCAGCAAACTTGGATACAAGCGTAACTAACGGATACGCAAGTGTAGATTTGAATATCCGAACACCGCAGATGAACACAGGGGGTGTAATTCTCGTAACTGCAGAAATCGTCCCTGAACAAATGTGGGAACGCAAGAAAGATTATTTCTTGTACACGACAGATGTAAATACATTGCCAAATTATTTGCGCGATGTATTGGATCCAGAACAAGTGTCAGTTGTGAAAAATGATCATTTGGACGTAAACCACAGCACGCCAAATGGTACATTTGGATATGCACCTTTGAACCATGAGTGGCAACGCGACATGGTCAACGTAGGTGGAAAGTACTACCGCCCTGCAAATGATGCTTACGATGAGGATCGAGCGAAGCTGTGGAGTAGTGAGCAACTAAATCCGACTTTATCGCAGGATTTCTACTTGGTATCTAACCTGCACAAAAAAGTGTTTGCCGATCAAGTGGCAGACAGTTTTGAAATTACATGTCTTTCAGACATGGAAATAACAGGCAACACAGTATTTGGTCAACGTCTGCTAGAGGCAGATGCAACATCCGATTACGAAGAAATCACAAACCTAGTCGATACGGCACGTATCGCTAAGTAAAGTGACGGGCGGGTAGAACTCCCCTGCCCGCCCTTTTTAACAAGGAGCTGAAGAATGAAGCATTTTAAAAATGGGTCCCTCGGTGAGTGGTCAAAGGTAGACGTGTCAAAGGCTTTGCTATTTGAAAGCACAAAGCCACGTCATGTAAAATTTCAGGTAAACTCAAACTCAAAAATTGAAGTTTGGGCAGCCGATAACCCAGAAATGAAAGACGCTGTATTACAAGGCGCAGCAGACGATAAGATTGCTGTAGAATACACAGCGGTCGGATCAAGTTGGGTACAAATCAAAGCAGAAAAAGGCGCAGCGGTGTTTGTGAACATCCGCGATGTCGACCAACGTGTTGAAAATTCAGGCGCTGACAGTTTTGTTAATATTGAACCTCGAGTACGTAATAACGACGAATTTGCACGCATGATGAAATGGGTCAAATTGAATGAGGATCGACGCAACGCTGATATGGCGCAAGAACGCGCAGAATTAGCAAAATTAAAAGCAGAGCTTCTCAGCAAAAAAACAGAACAGGCGCAAGAGCCAGTGGCGGAGCCACAAAGTGAGCAGGTGGTGAACGACGATGCAACAGGAGCAACGACCGCCGAATAAATTTATGAGATGGGTAAAGTTCTTGGACCGCGTACAGGCGTGGTTCAAGGACGAACCAGTACATAAAGATTATACGGCTGCTGCGTATGCATTGGCAGACGCAAAGGCTCTTAAACGCAAAGAAGTCATTGAGAAGCAGAGCGAAGTAAGATTCGAGGGTGTACACTCCGATATCGTAGACTTCTGGAAAGCAATGTACAAAGCATGTAAAGCGCGAAACATACCTGTTTTAGCGTTTGAAATGCTACGCGATGAAAAGCGTCAGAATGACCTTTACGAGCAAGGGCGAAGCAAAGCAAAGGGCGGTAATTCACCGCACCAATACGGATGTGCCGTGGATATAGTCCACGCGCAACGCTATTGGCAGCTGAGCAAAAAAGAATGGGACATATTAGGGTCGATAGGAAAAGAAATCGCACGAAAAAGACACCTAAAATTAGATTGGGGTGGCGATTGGGATTTTTACGACCCAGCGCATTGGCAGTTGAAAAACTGGCGGATTCGCAAAGACGAACCGAAAATAGGACGTCCCATGCAAGGCGATGAAATCGACTGAGGCCGAACGGAACGGAAACTTCATATATTGGAGTTCCGTTCGGCCGATACGCATACACCTTCTTGTTAGGATATGCATTTAGTGACACGAACACCGAGGTAAAAAAATGAAATGTGAAGAATGTGGAGCAATACACGATGAAAAGTTGTGTTGTAGTGGTTGTTGTTTGGGTATTCAAACAGAAGATTTAAAGCGAGAGATAGCGCAGCTGAAGCAGGTAATAGAACGGTTAAAGAAACTTAAAGATGTGTATAGCGCCAACTAAATTAGATGATAATACTGAGGTGGCGTGTCGCAAATGCTGGCAATGCAAAAGGAACAGAGTGAATGATATAGTAGGTCGATGCATTGCCGAAAGTAAGTATTCGAAGAAAACTTACGCAGTAACGTTAACCTATGCGAATGACGCAGGGGTTAATGCTGTAACGCTTGTATATAAAGATGTTCAAGATTTTATAAAAAGATTGAGAAAGCGTTACGACGTACGATATATTGTGGCGGGCGAATATGGTACTGCTAAGGGCCGCGCCCACTGGCACATAATTCTATTTTTTAAGGGTGAATACCCAGAAATAGAAGAAGAAGTACGGGTAAATTGGAAATACTGGCCCCATGGGTTCAGTTATTTTCAGCAACCAGATTGGAAAGGATTTCAGTACGTATTGAAATACGTGTTGAAAGATACAGATCTGGATAGTGCCGATAGTCATCTTGCAATGAGCAAAAAACCACCATTAGGACATGAATTTTTCATGGAGTTAGCGGAGACACATGTCGAGCAAGCTGTAATACCGCGTTCGTTTAAATATAAGGTGGGAGGCGTAAGGAAAGATAACGGCACGGAAAAAGTGTTTATGATGCAAGGTAAAACGCGGGAAAATTTTATGGCCGCGTTCAAGGAAGGATGGATAGAAAAATACGGCAAAGAGCCGTATAGTGAATTCCATGAAGAATGGGATGAACGCAATTACAAAGTTACCTATACAGACGAGGAGTTGATAAAACGATTACATCATAAACCAGTGAGATATTATGAACCTTGGCAAACATACGAATCAAACAATGGTGAGTGGATAGAAATAAATTACCAAGGGACAGATTTGATCATGTGGAAACGCGGCGAAAAAGACGCGTGGTTATATACACAGGACGGGCAACAATGGCGCGAAAATCGAAAAGAAATAATCGAACGATTAGAAGTAGGAAGTCAGATAAAACGTCGTCAGTCATACGACGACGTGCTACGCGAGTATTTGGACCTATCGAGGCAGCGAAGCGTAAGTCGATTGATTGGGCAATACCACAAAATTACGAAGTAATTGAAAGCGTAGCTGTAGCACCCTCTACTACTGTAAGAGAGCCAGAGCGAAAAACCCCCAGACAAAAAGAATGGTCAACTGAAAAGTTGCGGGTTAGGTGCAAAGAAAAGCCGCGAAATAACAAGCCTAAAGGCGGAGGAAGCGGCAGAAGGGACTTCATACCATGGTGTTAAAACTGTTATTAAGAATAATGTTTGACAGCGAAAAAAAAATTAACAATAATTCACATTATCAGATAATGGGAGTTAGATTGATGGAATTTGTGTTATCACAGTTGGCAAAACCAATCTTACGAAGATTGGGAACGGCTATGGGCACTGCCCTATTAACCTTTGGTTATACGCAAGAAGCTGCTGTAAACTTAGAGACAGCTTTTACGAGCCTCGCGTTAATATTAGTCGATCTTGTATTGTCGTACAAGGATCGCAAAAAATGAAGCAAGCGTGGATTCGTAATTATTTAGACAACAGACCAGAAACGCCACCAAAGCGAGAAAAGCAAAGAGATTTGCCTAGCGATTTTGATTTCAAATTCGCAGAGCAAACGATCGAAGCGTATGTGGCGATTTATGAACAAACAGGGGAATTCTTACCGAAGCGAGCTTTGGAAAAATTAACCCGAGAAATTAAAAATTTGGGAATTGGGTTAGCAATGGGCGTTTTAATCAACGCATCATTGTTTGGCCCAATGATAATGAGGGCGTTATAATGTCAATATTTAGTGCATTAGGATCATTTGTAGCAGGACCGTTCGGCGCATTAGCCGGAACGGCAGTAAGCGCATTATTAGGCGCAAGAGCTGCAAGTGATCAAAGAAAACAAATGATTTCCGATCAGGAAAATCAATTTGTAAGAATGCGAAATGCTGCAACAAAGGCGGGTTTTAATCCGCTAACAGTGATGCGTAACGGCGGAGCACAAATGTTTGGCGGAGTTCCAACATTTAGCAAAGCAGGTTTTATGCAGCAATTTGTTCAGCAAGGATATAATGCGTGGACAACGCATGCAGACAACGACCCATTAAAAGAATATAATAAAAAAGTGCGCGATTTGACGTTAGAGTCAATGAAAAGCAATATTGCTTTAAACAAAGCGCAAGTTACAAATTTGATGGGTAAAGCGGACCCGTATGCGGGTTATAGCGATAAAATACCAGTAAAATTTGGATTAAAAAGTTTTTATATGCCAAAAGATATGGCTGAGCGAATGGGCATTAAGCCCAATGGAAAATTGGCAGCCGGCGAAATGTCGGAGTTATTCGGCGAAAATTTTGAATTATTAGGCGCGTTTATGTTGGAAGCGCAATTAGAAACATATGGCACTACAGCGATAGGAACTACGTCAGGAGAGCAGCCAAAAGGCAGAAATCCGGGATTGCGAGGTAGTGCGCCGACGGTCACTCATTTGCCCTCAACAAGCGGACAGTTATCAAAAGATTTGCTAGACAAGATAATGGAAGCGATAGCGGTAAAGCCAGGCAACACATCAGGCAGAAATAACCCAAGAGCAGTACGGACACCTCCGTTTGCGGCTTGGTGATGTGCAAGAAATGCAAAAAAATACGGCGGAAGTTTGTCGCCATGATGAAACGCATAAAACGGAGCAAGTGACATGCGAATGACAGAGATGG